TATAATGCACCACCGCTTTTAGAGTAGCAAAGTCTATATGCGCTATTTAATTGGTAATTTCCTACAGGATATCCTGTACCTACACCAGAATTACTATATGTTGAATTTGCAGCAAATGAAATTTGCCCCATATTATTTAGAATTGTTTGCCAATCTACGGTTTTTGCTTGACTGCCCGTATATTCAACGTTTGCTTGACATCTTATTTGCCCGCCTGCGTTGAAAAAATGTCGCCTTGCTGCGGCGCTAGGAAATTCTGCTGTAAAAATATGACTAATTGACCCGTTCCATGCTCCTGAAATCCCATATCGTATACTTGCCATTGAATTACTATTAGCATCTACAAATCCTGTAACTGCTAGTTGGGAAGAATCAACTAAAAATTTATCAGTTTCAAGATTTGTTGCTAAATTTTCTAATCCAGTAATATACGCTTCTTCAATTTTGTCAGCAGTTGCAGGATTATTTTCATAGTCTCCTATAACAAAATCGTCAATAGAATAAGAAGACCCTACTTGATGATATCTAGCACGTACAATATCAACATATAAGTCTTCGTAGTCTTGTGCTTGAATTTTGTCAGCGTCAACTGGGCTAGTAACTGCCTGTGTGCCAATTACTGCGTTTGTTGTAGTGCCTTGTCCGTAACCAAATTGAGGAGCAGATGTCGTAGAAGCCCCAAGAACGGTGTTTACCCGCGCTCTTAAATTATTATATCTACTAGCTTGTACAACTGTTGGCATGCATTATCTCTCATTTTTAGTATTTAGTTAGAAATTACAACAGAGATAATGTTATGAAAGTGTAACACTATTAAAATATGTTGGAGCAGCAACAGCAACATCACCTGTTGCTCTATAATGTTGAATTGTGCTACGCAAAATTCCGTCTACGTTATTATCAATTACATTATCTACCGCTAAATCATTAAATTCAATTCTAAAAATAATACGTGTGTCGATATCTGATCTTACTTTAACAGTATATGTATTAGCTGCATATATTCCTGAACCTGTACCTGAACCAACTTTGTTGTAAACATTTTGATAATTACTAGTTAAATCAAAGTTACCAATTGACGTTCCGCCACCGGCTGTTGAAGATGTAGTATTTGAACCAAATCTAATAGTGCCTGTACTTGTACACAATGCTGACCAATCTAATCCTTTAGGAGTTCCTGCACTAGTGTTTGCTGATGAAATTCGTATTTCACCGCCTGTATTAAAGAAATAGCGCCTTTCATCGGCACTACTAAATGTAGCAATAAACTCATGATAAATCAAACCGTTCCATGTTGACGATCTAACTGAACTAATACCTGTTTCTAATGTTGCTTGACTTGAATCAACTAGTGCTTTGTCGCTTTCAATAGTTGACATAAGTGATTCAAAGTCTGCTAAACCTTTTTTAGCACCTTCTGGATCTGCTGAAGTTACACCACTATCATCTACAAAAAAACTTTCATCTTCAGCAATTACGTTTAAATTTTGTACAACTTGTGCTACTGATAAGTCTCCTGGACCTACTTGGTGTACCCTAGCTTTAAGGACGTCTGTGTATATGGCGTTTAAGTCAGCTGCTGTTGCAGTTGTATCATTTGATACTTGCGCACTCGATAATGATTGTCCGTATCCATTTTGACCGGAGCCGGATCCTAAAATAAGTTCTATACGAGATTGTAAGTTGTTAATTCTTGCTGCTGTAATAGTATCGCCGACGGCCATTTTTATTGTTCCTTATACTTTGAGTACACATTCAATTAGCTTTTCACCCTCGTCGTTGCTACCCTCTAAGGCAATACCTACTAACGAACCGCCGTTTATTGCAGTCCCTGCACAACCATTATCGTTGACATATACTGCATCGCCCTTATTTACAGAACCAACAACACGTACTGGTAGTCGACCTTTTAAGCCAATGTACTGGCCATCTGCTTCGCTGTTCATCATTAGTGCAGGATCAGTTGAAACTACACCAATTGCTACGCAACCTGAATTAACTGGTTCAACTTCTGCTTCGCCTCTGCCAACACAAACTACTGTGCCAGGAGCAAGTTCTTCTGCTGTAGAATACTTTTCTGCTAAGTCAGCATAACGTGCTGTAGTTGCTGTACCTTGGAATAAGTTTGCTGCAATGTTTCCTGTAGCATCTCTAACTGCAACTGTATTATTTGATGCACTAACACTTGAAGTACGGAATTCGCTTCCTACTCTTAGTGCAGTAGCAGTTGATGCTTCACCTGTAAAATTTGCTGCATAAACATTTGACCAGCCTAAACTTGCTGATCCTAATGAAAATGTATTATCTGCTGCTGGTACTACTGTACTATCGTTTATTGTTGCTACATGTGTAAGTGTTCCACCGGATGTAGTAACTTTAAATTTAATGCTACTGTTGTTAGTTACATTTTGAATAACACCATCATAACCGTTATCGTCAATTTTAATATGTAAATCATTTGAATCACCAACTAATAAACCTGCATCTGGCAATTCTAAACCTTGTGTAAACTGAATATTTCCGTCTGAAGTTTGAATAAAGTTACTTGCATCAATACCGCCTAATTTTAATGCGTTTGATGCTGTGCCCCAGAAGTAATGATCTGTGCTTGTAACTCCGCCTGTTGCTGTTTTAGTATTTTTTAGTGTAATACCTTTTCTTAATCTATCATAGCCCTGTCCTTTTACAACAGTTTCACTTGAGTTTAAATCAAACTCATGCGGGCTAATAATGAATATAATCTCATCTTCAATTGTAGCAGTAATAATACTTTTTGTTCCACCTTGGGCATCCACAACTTCTCGGCTTTGCATTTGGGTTACACCTTCGCCTGCGTTTTGTGGACCAATTAAAATAAAACTTATACCATTAAAAACGTAAAGCTGGTCGTTTGCACTATCCCACCAAAAATCGCCTGTTGCTAATCCTGTAGGTTCAGTTGCGCCAATTTCAGCGCCGCCAGTTGTACGCCATTTTGTTCCGTCAAAGAACTTTAGTTTACTTGAACCGCTATCAAACCAAACTTGACCGCTTAATGGTCTTGCTGGTTCATTAGCTCCGCTAAAGTTTTCTAGCAAAAATAGGAAATTTTCATTTTGAATTTCACCATATCCTGCATAGTTCTTACCTATGAATTTAAGGTCAGTTGTTTGATCAACTGTGCCGTCTTCCACTGTTGTTAACAGTGTATTGTTATATCTATCAATTGAATAAGCCATTCTTGTGTAACCCCTAATAGTGCTATTATATTATTTATCGTTTTTACGGATAGTTGGATGTCGGCTGATCAATTACCCAAGCTGTTCCATTTGATATATACTGCATTAATGTTCTAGCCGGTGACAGAATAACTGTACCACTAGCACCTTCAGCAGCAAATGTAACACTTTGTACAACTGATTCATTTTGTGTTCCGTTAGAATCAACAGGAATAAATGATATATTCTTTGCTGATTCTACATCAACTCCTTCTACCGTAGCCCCTGCATATGATGTTGTATGTATGCGAGCAATTTTTCCGTTATTATCTGCATTAGCAGGATATAAATCGCCTAGATAAGCAGCAACATTGTTTTCTAATATTGTTCCTACGCCTAAACCAGTAACATCCATACTAAATGCTATTACTTCAGTAGATATTTGTGTATCTACATAATTTTTTGTTGCAGCATCTTGTGCAGCAGTTGGGTCAGCCATGCCAGTAATTTTTTGACTGTCAGTAATATTAATGTCGCCGGATGCTGTTATAGCAATTCCTGACGTTGATGCTAAGATCATATCGTTCGTTGAACTAATAGTTTTACTATCAATATTAATTTCATCAACTTGTAATACTGTAAGTGTACCAATTTGGTCTAAATCTAGTGCTTTTGTAACATTTACAAGTGTATCATCTGTAAGTTTATCTACGCCGCCAATTTTGTATGCTTTAGTTGTATCACTAATATCAACATTAACATTAGCCGTCCATGCATTTGCTGTTGTTTGCCATGTCCATAATTTTTGACCTACATCACTTGTATCTAATACAAAGCCAGCATTGTTAGCCTCTGCACCTGTTAGTGTTGTTCCGTCTGCTGTTTTAGCAATTTCAATATTTTTATCTTCTACCCTTAATGTAGCAACATCAACACTTGTTGTATCGCCTTCAATTACCATATTTCCTGTAACTCTTAAATCACCTTGAATATCAAATGTATATTCAGGTAGTCTAAAATCGCCGGCTTCTGTTCTATTAAAAATACCTACTCTAGCTGTACTTGCATCTACGTATATTGCATCAACACTAACAGAACCAAACGCTGTTGATTTTACACGCATACTAATATCGTGGTCAGTTAGCTGATTTTCAAAATAAAATCTCGGTCCAACAACTTTTTGCACATGGTTTTGTCCAAGCCCAATTGTTAATCCACCTGAGTTTTGTATGGTTAATGTACCAACTGTAACTCCATCAGTTGTAGAAGGTAAAAACGAGTCAGCTGTTCTAACTTGGCCGCTAGATGTAACTAGAGCATTTGCAGATTCAACAACACCTTTCCATTTAAAATTGCCAGGATCAATTAAATTAAATCCTGGATAAATTATCCCATCTGGGTTATCTGCTGTAACAAGTCCTGTAATTCTTTGTGCATAGATTGGTGTAAATTGAATGTTACTAATTACTGCGGATAAAGTACCGCCGACATATAAATTAGCAACTGTACGTGATCTACTTTGTGTATCAAGTATACTTTCAATTTGAAAGCCACTAATGCCTTGGTTTTTTGTATATAACGGACCTACTAAAATTAAGTCAGTGCCGTCGTAGGCATGCATTTGGTTGTTTTCATTATCAATCCATAAATCGCCTGCAACCATTTGGGGCCTTGTATCATCTACAAAAGGACCGCCTGACGATTTCCATGCATTACCGTCATAAACTTTTAATCTTGATTCTGCACTATCCCACCAAGTTTGCCCTTGTAACGGATTACTTGGTGCAGCAGTATTACTAAAATTTTCAAGTAACTTAATAAAGTTTTCATTAAAGTATTCGCCGTAGCCGCTATAATTTCTACCAACTAAAACAAGATTAGTACTGTTTGTATCAATCTGTCCGTCAATTAAATCTGTAAGTAATGTTCCGTTTGTTTTGTTTAGTTGATAACTCATTTATTATTGCCCCGTATAAATTATATAATTCAATGCTAAGAACGGGTTCATAACATCAAGTGGATCGCCAACTGATGATTCAGTTTTTATACCGCCACTTGAAGCTATACCTTGTGTTCCGCCTAGTCCAGGTTCTATTGGAAGTTCAATAGCATTGTCGTCAACAGGTTCGCCTGCGCCAACTCGTATACCATAAAACTGTGTTCCTGATTCACCTTCTAGATCGTGTTCGTGTTCTGGTAAGTTATTAGTAGTAATTGTTTTAGATTCTGCGCCAGCGTTTCCGCCAATAGCATCAGCAGCAATATCAGTTACTCTGTTTGCACTTGGACCACCCATGTTATCAAGTCCCATAGCAAATCTTCCTCGTAAATCAGGAAGTGCAAAAGAACTAACTCCGTTATTAGTTAATAATGACGGATCTTTAAAGTTATATTGTATTGCTAACCACAATTGGTTATAGTCTGATTTTAAAACTTCTGAACCGTCACATAATAACCAACCTTCTGGTGCTTCTTCTCCGCCATATGGCATAATTGCGCCTGCTGGTACTAACGGAATATCTTTTAAGAAATTACGTTTAGATATTTTATATGCACCTGTAACGCCAGTAGTTCTGTTTATTAATAATTCGTCTGCATTTTCAGCCTCGAACACTGTTTCTTTATTACTAACAAAACTATTTGCAATGCTTATATTAAACGTCTTTGTACTTCCGCCTGTTTGTCCATCAAATTCAAAACTAGTAGGATTTACATCTCCAGCAACTGCAAAGGTTGTTGCACTTGCTAGTCTATCTGCTGATCCTGCTCGTCCGCTAACTGTACCACTTACGTTACCTTGAATATTTCCATAGAATGTAGTAGCATAAATTTGGTCATACTTATTGTTAACAGTACCAATATTTCTAACACTTGGAGAATCAGGAACAATATTTCCTGTATATAGAATTCCGCCTATATCTACATCGCCGCCAATATAGGCATTTAGTGCAACACCTACTCCGCCTGTTGTAATGATACTACCAGTTCCTACCGATGTTGAATTTAAAGGATTGACAACACTTAAAACTCCAGTGCCCGGTTCTCCTGTTTTAGGAGAAATTTTAGCATTACCTTTGAGGTCAAATGCCTCTTCTGGTGCTGATGTGTTTACACCAACATTGCCCGAACTATTAATACTTAATACAGTAGGTGTTAAATTACCTTCACGTAATCTAAAGTCAATACTTGAACCACTAGTGTTATGCTGTATAATGCCAGTTTCACCGTCAATACCTAAACTTAATTGACCACCTGTACCGATTTTAATACCATCGTTGTTTTTAATGCTTAATTGGAAGTCTGTTGTACTTGCTGCATTACCTCTTAGGAAATTACTTGCAGGTATTAT